CGTTTTTATATTTAGCTACTGACTGTTCCCCTCGGGCGTACAGCCTTAGCCTATGGAATGCTCTCCATTGGTCGTAGAATCTACATTGAGTTCCATCCTTCTTAAACCACTCATACTGAATAGCTTGCCCTATCTGTAGCCCAAACTCCATAGAGTTTTTCTCGGCATCAGATGCAAATTGACTTGGAAACCCGGTCGATGTTATGCTTACTTCAACTTCGTTCATCTAATCATTTCACTTGTATTCCCCGTGTTATTATACCTCGCAAAGGTAAGGCTTATTTTATTAGTCTTTTTATCAGGTTGGTAAAGATGTTTTTGACATGCCATTATTGCCAATCCTGAACTAATAGAAGCGTCAAATTTAGTTCGATTGTTTATATCAAACTTTGCCCAATCTTCTAATGTGTTTGTAAATATCATTGTACCCATCTCTTCGCTTTCTCGAAACGTCTCTTCCATATCTATACCTACATGCTTCTCAATATAAGATTCAATAGCTGATGCGTGAGCTTGTTTAACATCCTCGGAAGAGTTTGGGATACCCCCTAGTTCTCTTTCAGTCTTCGAAAGTTTATTATATAACTTGTCCGGACGATTTAATGAGAAGCCTCTATATCCTCTGTTTTTAAAATGATACAGCAATCTAGGTTTATTATTCTCAATTAAAATTGGCATGCCATAGAATACACACGCCATTAATACTTCCTCATAAAATATCTCTGCCGTCTGAGGTCTTGCAATATATTCTAAAAAGAATTCATTGCTTGGAGCATCATCCATATTAAACTTCGTCATCCCATGAAGAGCTCCATTAGAACCTCCTCCACCTACTACGCCGGAGATGTCATAAGAGTCACATCCAAAGGCTCCGATGTGGTCATTGCCCGGATGTTTTACTCCATTTTTTTCTATTACACGATTACTTAAGCCTACCTTAGGCATCCATCCAACAAGAAATCTCCCTCTCTTATCAGGAGAAAAAATTACCGTTGTATCCCTTACTCCATCCTTCCATCTAAATGAACCCCTCGTTACGTGGTGTGCACTTATTAAACTATCGTTATAATCTATCTGCTGATAAATTCTAGTTAGATTAAATAGTGACTGCTTGCTCTCATCCCTAAAGGCATGAGACTCACTCCTAGGAAATTGGCGATAGTATTCATTTAAAGCGTCCCCATCATTCTTTAAAGATTCAACCTCTGCCTCCCAATAGTCCACAGCGCCTTGATGTATCTCTTGACCGTCAATGCCCCGTGCTGCAGTACGGGGATTTCTAAACACAGGCATCCCATGTATGTCAATAAAACCCTCCATATTCCATTCCATAGGAACAAAAAGAGAGTATAGCCCGCTTTTAGTCTGCCCATTTCTATTTCTATTCTTTACATTAGAGTCTTCATATAGACTTTTAAAATTCCCACCTCCCTTGCTTAAAGCATTTGAAGTAGACCCCATCATACATTTCCCTATAATGCGACTACCAAGTCGGAGACATGTTTTTGTTACTCTCCAATTTATTAAAATATTGTTTGGCTTTATCCACTTCCCACTCTCATCATGAACAAGTAGCAAAAGCTTCTCTCCGTCATAGGAGTTGTCATCAGTATTTTTCCAATCAATCGTTGTATCTAAACCTTCTAACTCGTTGTCGTCTACATTGAACATATTCTTCTTAGTAATCTTTGCAGCAGGGACTCGGTACGCCAATTCTGTTTTTGGCTTATCCATTCCATCCATGATAGGTCTGAAGAAAAAGGGGAGCCTACTATTAATAGGGACAACCTTATCTGTAAACATTTTTTTAGCATCAGTTCCTGTCTTAGATAACATTCCTATCCTTGCGTCTCTAGCTAAGGTAGCTGTATTAACACACTCTGATGAAGACATGAAAGAAAACCCTGACCGACGTATCTTTAAATATATCATTCCAAAGCAACGGTTATCTGCCTTACAAGCTTCCCAAAATATATATAGCAATCTATTGGCTTCTCTAAAGTCGGGATAGCCAATATCAATATTGGCCCATTGCAGGTACATATAGTGAGCCCCTGTAATATACACAGGCTTGCCGTTATTCATAAACCAACACCCCTCCTCTCTATAGTCAAACTCCTGCTCTATGTATTCTACATATCTACTTTTAAACTCAGTAGGCATTTCATTCCATTGAAAAATAGACTGCATCTTCCCAAGAGGTTTAGGTATCTCTCTCCTCTCCCAATACTGTTCGCTTTTCTTAGAGTTCCTTTGAATGCATTGTTTAGGAGATTTAGGTAATGCTACCCTTAGATTTTGAATCTCATATACCTCTCCTACAGTTCCGTCTTGAGATATAATAATAACATCATACTTAGAGTTATATCCATACTTCCATGTCTTTGCTTTGTTTTTTGTAGCAAGGACCTGCTTAGGTATGTAATCTTTAATTACCCTATATAGATTCTTATTTTGACCTTCGTTCTGCAAAACCTTGTTTGGTATCTATGTTATTTTGCTTGTTATTATCTAGGGCCTCTAGAGCCTCTCTTTCATTTTCAATACGAGTGAGGATTTCAAACGCATCAAATATAGCTAACTTCTTAGTGGCGGCAGCATTTTTTAACCTATCAGCAGAGATGTCATCTTCTGCGTCATGTTTAATAATAGCTTCCTTAGCAACTTTAATAAGCTGCTCTACTGCCCTGTGCCCCGCCTCTATTATTTTAAGCTTTGTTTCTTTTATATTCACAGCTTCAATGTTATCTGATGGTCAAAGATTCTATACATCTTCTCTCCATCTACCTCAAACTCATACTCACTCTCCGGGGTAAAGGTTACTTTAGAGCCTGACTTTACTCCCTGAGACATAAGGTACTCATTAGGATAACGCATAACACCTACTAAGGGTTCGTTAGTAAAAGGTTTAAATACATATGAGTCTTCTGAAAGTACAGGAGATACAAAACAATATCTATCATGGGCATTCCATTCTGTACCATTGTGGTACATATAGAATTGCTCATTGTCTATAAAAAACAAATCCTCTTTAAAAAAACTCTTCCCGCTCTTACGGCGGCCCTTCATGTCATTATAAAACTTAAAGACATTGTGATGCACAAGAAGTGTGTCACCTTCTTTTATAGGCCCCTCATATCCTATAGGGAGTTCCTTTACTATAGCCCTACGATTAGACGCCGAGGCGTCTTCTTCTGAACTACTAATAATAAAATCTACTCCCCCAATATCTTTGGTATTAGAGTAGCGCCTTCCTAAGGAAGGTTCGGCAATAAAATAAAATGGTGACTTCATTAGAAGTTAATATCGTACTCTATAGAAACAGGCATTGTATCACGAAACTCTTTCCATAAATACACACACTCATCTTTCTCTATCCAAATTAAAAGAGACCGAGTAGACTTTTCATGTCTTATATGGTGCACTGTATACGAGCCATTAAGCACAGACTGACCCACGATATAGTGCATCGCGCCGCCTTTATAGTCCGGACCAATAGATATTTTACGGATATCCCGATTCATAGAGACAGAAAGTACTAGGCTTTTTGTTCTTCAGGAAAGGATAGCTCCCCCGTCTGAACGTTGACGCGAACGTCTTTCCCGTATTTCTTTATGAGAGATTCCTCCATCTTTGAAAATCCCACTTTGTTTTTCATTACCTCATCTAAGGCATGACGTTGAGACATAGTGGCCTCAGCAAGGGATATCTTAGATTTGTTAAACTCAGACAGAAGGCTCTGTAGTGTTTCAAGCTCCTTAGGGAGTAACTCTTGAGATGCGGCAGCTTTTTTTTTCTTAGCCATTATGATATATTAAATTTAATTTAGTTCAAAGATACAATCTATTTTTTAACTTTTACGTAAACACTATTTTGTATTTGTTTATTTGAGGGTAATCCAAATTTCTCCGGCTTCCCACCCATAGACTTATTAGCTCCTGTAAAATACGGTCTTAGTGTTTTCATATCTAAAAGTTTAACCTCTGCGGCTTTTACCCATAACGATTGCTTGAAGGATACGAGAAAGTATGTTTACAATCTTATCGTCCTTCTTTGTTTCAGTCAAGGCTGTCAAAGTCCCCGCTGCAGTGATAACGGCCAAGGCAATTGTTGCCCAATGATTTGTTAAAAATTCCATGTTTATTTATTTAAAAAGCCGAACTTCTCCTCTACTGAGAAAGAAGGACAAGCTTTGGTTGAAAATTCATTATGCCCATGAATAGGCAATTCCCCAAAGGTAAGTCTTAAACTTTTAACTAATTCAACAAAAGCAATTTCTTGTTGAACAGTCATAGTATCTTTTGGATTCATAGAGGTATCTAAACCTACGATATAGCACACCCCAATAGAATCCTCATTTTCCCCTAAAACGTGAGCACCTTGTATATCTACAGGACGTCCAATTTCTGTCATCCCGTTGAGATGTATTACGTAATGATATCCGATATCTGACCAACCTCTTCCTTGTGGGGGCGGGTCGCTGTGCCATGACCTAATAGTCTCTATGCTTATCTCCCTACCTTCCGGGGTAGCCGAGCAGTGTAAAATTATGCGGGATAGGTCTCTCATCGAATTCCTTTTTTAGCAAGTAAAAGTTTTATATCGTTCATTCCCTCAACTAATATGTCTAAGGTCTGCTGCACTTTAGTTTCAGATTTCTCTAAAGAATATAACCTAGATTTTATTTTAGTTACTTCGTTAGTCATCTTAATCCATGTAGCGATTAATCCTGTTACTACACCTACGGCGGCGGCTACCCATTCATATTCCATATTAATTTACAGCTTCTAATTGTGTAATATTATAACTAAACCATACAGGGTCGTCTTGAAGCATATTAGTGCTTGTTAAAGCGTTTACCGCTACAACATAGTAATCGCCTACCGCCATATTTAGGCCAAGGGTAAAATCCAAAGACACACATGTGCCTTCGGCAGAACCCGTATCAGGAATTGAAAACTGAGTAGAATCTGATTGAACCTGAACAGAAGTGTGGTTGCCTGAATCTGCTGCTATTACTGAACATCTATATTGGAACACATATACTCTACCTGTAACACTTGCTCCTCCTAGAGCACTAGAGCCCACTGCTGTAATAGTAGCAGACAAATTAATAGAAGTTCCTGATTGCGGAAGACTTCCTATTTTAACACCTGCCATTGCAACCTCATTAGTAGGCCATCCATTTGCAATATTAAATGTTGATGTATATGGAAACCACTCAAAATACGTCCAACTTTTATTTCCTGAGCCACTAAGTAACCATTGCCCATTGGTCCAAGTCTGATTTCTAGCAACAAGGTTTACAGAATTGGTGACTATGGTATTCCTGTAGTTTTTATTTACGGTTGTCCAAGACATGACTCCTGCTGTACTAGAAGTTAAAACTTCATCAACTGCTGTAGGAGCCTCCGGAAGAGTATAGGTTACAGTACTAGTAACAATGTCGGGAGCTTTTAATGCAATATAATCAGTACCTTGAGTAAAAGCTTCTAAAAATGTTACTTTAGCCGCTGCACCTGCGAAAGAGTGCATCTCTAAATTTGTCCAAATCTGTGATTTATTGCGTTTCCATAATTGAGATTCTGTCCCGTTGTTAAGTTCAATAGTAAAATCAGCTTGAGCGCCGCTAGCTAAAGTTAATACCCTGTTTTGGTCCGTAATAGTAAGGTCATTCGTTCCAATATTGGTTGATGCTCCTCCGGCAGCCCAAGACATAGTCCCGTTCGTCAAAGAACTAAGCACATATCCGTCTGTTGTCGGATAAGTTAATGGGAGAGTATATATAGAACTTCCCGAAGTTAAAGCGTCAGGAGCCTTCAGGGTAATGGTATCAGTACCATTACCCGGAAGTTCACCTAACTGTATAGAGGGAGTTAGTATATCCCCTAGAAACTCAATCGCCATTTATATTGCGCTAACTAAAACTCTT